ATACCTTAACCCTGTACCCAAATGTAGCTCCATAGGGATTGGTTGTAACCAACCTCTATCTGCAGTTGTTCCGTTTAATCCAGATTTGTAGTCTGCGTAATACCCACCCATAGCTCTAAATAGGTACTCTATGTCATACATAGTCCCACGTTTCCAGATATTTCTTTGGTCTTCAATTGAGACCGTTGTAGGGTAGGGGTTTAGAGCCGCATCAGGGACGGTGAATAAAGTAACTAAATCGCGACCTGCAGGAACATCAGGAATAAGACTTTTGTCAACTGTTGATTTTATACCGTTTGCGTCTAAAACATTCATGTCATTCACTCTGTTTAAAAGTAGAGTAAAAGCAATCGTACCTTTCATCAAGCCTACAGCTACACCTGACATTCCATTTGCTCCTGATTGAGCGTATTCAGGAGAAAAAGCATCAACAATTCCCCATGCCATTGATACATCTGTTGGGTTGTATAAGAACCTAAATCCGTAAGGAGTCTCGTTCTTTTTTGTTCCTTTTGGTGGCTTTCCTTTCCAAGCATTTGCTGCAAATATTTTGCTCATTTGAATTGTGCCTCTAGAAGGTGTAACTCCCTTCCAAGCAAGTCTGGCGTTAGTAAAGTCGTTGATTGGTGCGCCGATTAGGCTTCTGTCAATGACTGACTCTCCTTGAGGACCAAATGGGTTTAAATAAGCGCTTTTTAACATTGGAGCGTTGTACTCATAAACCAGCTTATCAGCGTCTGCAGACGTGATGATTACAGGCGGTGGTGATGGCGGTTTCGGTGTTGGTGTTGTATAAATTTCTGTTAGTTCAGTTTTATACGCTTTAATTAAATTTGTTAAAGTAGTAATGTTGCTATTAAATGCAATTGCTTGGGTTCTAAACGCTTGCTTTTCAACTTCAAGTTTGTTTAAAGCTTGTGTTTGAGTTGCGTTAGGTGTTCCGGGACCTTCAGGTGCCAGTTTTGGATTTTGCGCTTTTTTGTAGGCAACTATTTCAGCTTGTTTTAGTGAAGCTTTCTTTTGAGCAATTTTTAACGAAAGTCTTGCTTTTCCAATTTGGTCTTCCGATGTTTTAATAGCATCTAATCTTTTTTGACGTCCTTCAGCTTTCATTTTGTTGTAGGCAACCGCAGCTGCACCGCCAGGTACTCCAGGTGTGTAGTTTGACATTAGTTGCTTCCTATCTTCTGAAGTTTGTTATCTTTTTCAAGATACTTCTTTAAAGTCTTTGCAAAAGCTTCTGCTTCTTGTTGATTAGCTTGTTGAATTTGTAGGGTAACGTAAATGTTGTTTGTTTGACTTGGTGAAGAGGGTGTATTCCCAGATGTTGTAGAAGACATACCAGTACCAGGAGTTGCGGACGGTACGTTGGTGTTAAACCCATCGGTTGGACCGCCTTGAAACTTGTAAGGATTTTTGCCTGTTTTACCAGTCATCCACGCAGAGTTGTTTATTGCAGATAAAATATCGTTTGTTGAAGCACCTGACTTTAAAGCGTTAACAATTGCTGTGTATCCACGTGCATCAGCGCTTTTTCCAGTAAGAGTTCCGACAGTTGCTGCGTATCCTTCGTCCCAAGACTTGTATCGTTTAACACCTACACTGTTCATTGACTCGTTGTTACTTACATTCAGAGTTGTGTTTAGTGGGTTGTAGTGTGCGCTATTTTTCCAGTGACCACCTTCATGGCGCATCCAAGTAGTAAGGGCATTAACAGAAGAGTCACTAACAGGCGCACCAAGTTTGCCAAGCAGCCCAGCAGCCCACTCTTTTTCGCTACCTGTACCAAGAATAACTTTAGAAGCTCCACCAGTTGCGCCAGAATCTGCGCCACCACCAGGATTGCCTGCAGCGTAACCTTTCGGGTCAGTAGGTACTTTTCCTTTACGCAATTCAAAGTGTAAGTGAGGACCGCGAACACGTCCTGTTGCACCAGACTTGCCAATCAAGTCTCCAACTTTAACGTCTTGACCAGCTCTAACTGACTTTAAGTTTAAGTGACCATAGATAGAGGAGTAACCATCTCCGTGGTCAACTTCTACTGCAATACCTAAATCTCTACTTAAATTTCTTTCTACAACTTTTCCAGCAAAACGTGCGTGTACAGGAGTACCAACTTCCATCGGTGTATCTTGTCCTGTGTGGTAATTTAACGCTCCAGCCATTGTAAGTGATGAGTCTTTTGCGCCAAATCCAGCACCAACTACTTTAGATATAGATGTAGCGCTCATTGAAGAAGCTACAGCTCCTCCAGCCATTGGTTTAGCGCCAGAGCTAAAAGTAAACGCGTTTACACTAGGAGCGTTACTGCTAACATTTGAGGAGAATCCAGAAGTAGGTCCTCCATCAACTTTTTTGTCGTCTTTAAAAGGTGACCAACGGAAAAAGTCTTGAACTTTTCTATGAAAACTTCCAGGAGCTGGTCGTACTTCTGGTGGAAGTGTAGATTTATCTACGTACTTTTGTCCCATAAACAGTTGAGACAGAAAACTTTGATTAGGGTCTGGTGCTTTTGATGAGTCGTAAGAGTTCTTTGTCTCTGAAATTAACTGGTTTCCCATAGTATAAATTGCAACAGGACCCAAAACTTTACCTGCTGTTTTGGCAACTACGCTAGCTTTGCTAGCAGTTGACGCACTTGCCTCAACAGCACTTACGTGTTTTGCAGCTCCTGTTACGGGGTCTATAACAGTTTTTCCAGTATTTGCTGCTACTTTTGCCGCATCATCAGCGAGAGTTGTTGCAGCACTTCCTGCTTTCATATCTTTAAGGTATTTCAAAGCTTTTGAAGCCATTACAGTACTAGCTATTCCGCCAACAGCGCCTTTAATAACAGCCGAAACTCCTCCGCCAGATTTTGTTGCAAGAAAAGTTGTAAGTGCACTGTTTAGTTGGACAATTAAGGGAGGAGTCAATTCTAGTTTTTCGTTTAATATTTTTAATGCATCAGCAGCTTTTTGTGCTCCTATTAAAATGTCTTTTTCAGTTTTTTGAACTAATTTTGTTTCAGAAGTTTGTATATCTAAGAAAGGCTTTAAGGGGCTGCCTGAGGTGTCTACAGAGGATAGGTTGGGGTTTTTACCTGTTACTGCCAGTCCCATCTCTGCTTTTACTTTTGTGAGTAAGTCCCCTGTAATGCCCATAGTGCTAAGTTGATAGTCAAGGTTCATGCCCATTGAGTCTTTAGCAAACTGTTCTGCGCCAATTTTACTTACATCTTGACCTGGGTAAAATACGCGTTGCAAAATATCTTTAGATATGTCTCCAGATTTACGTAGGTTTCCCTTGTCGTCATACTGACGGATACCGTACTGGTAGAGCTGAGCTCCCATACTTCCAGTAGACATTGCTCCAACAGCAGCAGCGGCATTGGCATTGTCCATACCTAAAGCTTTAGCGGCAGCGCTAACATCTCCAAGACCTTGCGCCATATTTTTGCTACCAGGCATAAAGCTAAAGCTGGTTAAAGCAGAAAACGCTTCTGCATCACCCATGTCACTTGTAATACCGCCGCGCATGGCGCTGAAGGTAGCTTTTTGATTTGCTATTCTGTTTGTTCCGCCAAACATAGCTGAAGCACCATAAAAAATTCCAGCTCTTTGAGCAACTTGCCCAGTTGCTGGCAGCATACCTGAAACGCCACTAACGACGGCACCTGTTGCTGCTACAACACCTGCAGCCATGCCAAATTTAGCTTGGCGTATACCCATATCCAAATATTGGGTTTGAATTGCCATCGCTGTTTTTTCGTACTGCGACTGTTGTGCATTGGAGCCTGGTTTTGCAGAAGCCATAGGTGTTTGGCTTGAAAACTTAGGCGCACCATTTACAGGTGTTTTGGCAAATACAGGTGTTCCTTGACCATTACCAAATTGACCACTTTTGGACAGAACCGCATTGATGTCTCCAAATGCTGATGGTCCAAGTCCTTTAATCTTTTTTAAGACGTCGTAGACACCAGAGAGTTCTTTTTTAAGGGAGGTGACAGAGGAGGTAAGTGTTTTTACATTACCCATAAAGTTAAATGCCACTACTTGTCCTTTCTGACCTCGCCTTGGCTAGTTCTAGCCAATTTTTTCTCTCTCTTACTGACATATCTTTAATGTCAGACAATGTCCATCCTTCGTGAGTGTCACTTAGTACTGCCCATTGTGAGAACAGCTCTAAGTACGACGTATAACTACAAGCGAAACAAGGTTCCCAAATTAATGGAGACCGTTACCTCACCTTCACACTCAGGGCAAGTAACTGAGATGTCATCAAACTGAGGGCCAGGGACCCGCTTGTTAATCTCTTTTACAATGTTTTTTCTGTCTACCATCCCAAGGTTTTGCACCTGTAATGGGCTGTAAACAGGGTTGTCGTTAATCTTTAATACGCAGTGTTCAAGCAAAACTGTAGTTTGTTCTGCCTCTGTTTTGTCAACATTTTTAATTAGTGCCTTTTGTGTAGCACCGTCAGGCAAAGAGACTGTAAAAGTATCTTTCTTTCCTTTGACAATAAACACACGGTCGTTCATTGGGTCTGTCAGAACCTTTGTTTTGATGTCTTCATTTAAATCAACTGTTACTACCTTGTAATCTTCGCACTTTGCGCAGTATGACGGTATTTCAATGTCTACTCCAAAAGTTGACTTGATAATTCCAAGAAGAAGAGCGTCTAAATCTCCCGCTAGCAATCCATCTAAAACAGACTCTTCAGACTTGACGTGCCCAATAGAAACTGTTCCTCGTTGGATGATTGTTACAAGAGCTTTTCCAACACTAGATGCTTTAGAAATTGCTTCTTCATCTCTACCGTTTAGCTCTCGTACTTCTGCGGTACGGAGGAGCTCCCCAGCGGATGTTATATATCCGCCAGGAAGTTCCACCGTAGTATCCACAGGAGATTTAATTTCGGGATTGAAATCATCTTCAATCTGTTCGTTAATGACTTGGTTTAGGATGTTGTTAGCCATTGCGGGATTAGCCGCTGCATTAATTGTTTTCGTTGTCATTTTATTCCTTTGTTAGATTGGGTTAAGACATTACAGGTGCTGTTCCAGCAGCGCCAAATTCAGTTGGTGCTTGACCCGCTGCGTCTAGTGCTGTGGCAAAGTTGACGTCAAAACCTTCGTGTACGAGTGTCATCTGTTCTACGAACAGAGCGTTATCTCCAGCGTTTAGGTCTGAGTAAGCAACTGATGTAGGCCAGCAGTTATACACCTTAAAGCGCATAGCTACGTGGTCTGTTGGAGGTGTGTTGTCTCCAGAACCTTCTGAACCAACACCTGGGATTGGGTGAGACAAAACCGCGATTTCCAAATCACAGCGGAAATTATCTGCAACTCCACGTGAGCCTGCACCACCTTGAACTGTGGCAAACATCTCTCGCATCCACTTCCAGTTTTTAGCGGTTCCAAGAATCATTCCACGTTGTAGAGTGATAGGAGCAAAGGTTGTTTGCCCTGGAATTTGGTGAACAGTGGTGTTGTATCCACCTTCACGGTAAGGAATAGAGTCTGTTGTTACAGCCATTCCTGATACGGATGTGAAACCCATAACAGCTGTTGTTTCATCCAACGCTTTAGTCGCTGTGCTTGCACCAGTCTGTGCCTTGAACGTAACCAAAAACCTAAAGTTACGAATTGGGTCTGTCAATAGGCTTGAACGATTGTTAACTATGGTAGCCATAATTTATTATCTCCTTGGTTAGTTCAGCGTCTTTTGG